TTTATCAACCGGAGAGAAACCTGTTTTATCACTAGTTTTATCCGGAACTGAGTCTAAGAACCCGCCAAATTTGGGGATTTCAAATGTGTGTTTATATACATTTTGGTTGGGTGCATCTATCTCTAAGGGAATCAAATTGAATATCGCCGGAGCCATACAACTTTGCACAGTGTTTTGCCAAATCATTCTGTAAACGCGTTCCACAGCTCCTGTATTCTTGTCTCCGATTAAAACCAGATTCTGCATATTCAGATTGGTCACGCGAATGGCTTCGTGGGGGTTCTCCGTGTCCGCGTTCCCGTTTGTTTGCATCAATGTTGGATGAACATGTTTGTCCGTCCATTTTCCAGAAATATACTTGGTGGCTGTTTCGATGAAAATCGGCGAGTATTTGCGATTCTCTGTTCGCATATAGGTAATATGACCCAGTTGATAAAGTGTTTGGCAACAGGCCATGGTTTCCTTCGCGCCAATGTGCAATAGATTGTTGGCTTGTTGTAAAAGAGCCGAAGTATTGAAAGGTCGGGGTGGTGTTCTCTCTGACAACTTCTGCGGATGAACCATGAATTTATGGGAATGTGTTGCAGAGAGAGAAAGGAATTCACATATTTCGGTTTCTGTTTCAAACTCCTTTTGTAATTCAAACATCAGATTTTGCGGGAAAAAACACGCTTGGACCCGGTGTTTTTGCTTACAGTTTTCTGCCTTGGTTCTTGCCTCCATTTCATTATCGTAAACGAGCCGCAACGCGGGGGTCTGACATCTGCCCGCAGACAATGCATTTTTTGCATTCTTGAACACGTATTTCCACAAAAGTGGAGAGATGGTGAACCCCACCAATAAATCCAGGACTTGGCGTGCTTGCTGGGCTCTCACCATATTCATATCAATGATTCCCGGGTTCTCTACGGCTTTGAGCAAAGCGGGTTTGGTGACCTCGTGGAACAGAATTCGGGAAGTAGTTTCAACAGATAATCCAAATACTTCGCAGATATGCCATGCAATGGCTTCGCCTTCTCTGTCATGGTCTGTTGCTATAAGGATGTTTTCTTTGGGAAATGTAGAGATAATGGATTCCATCTTTGCAATGTGAGCTTTTTTGTCAGGGTCCACAGTATACGTTGTTTCAAAATCGCCCTTGACATTAATATTTTTCAGGTCGTTGATTGTGCGGATATGGCCGTTGCACGAGATGCATTTGTAATTGGAACCGAGATATGTTTCGATGCTTCCGCATTTACTGCTGGATTCCACAATTAATAAATATTTTTGAGATTTCTTCTTATCAGTCATTTACATAAACATGTAGAGAAATGTTTATGTATATTTGGAAAAAAATATTGATTTACTAGAAGTTCATAAATTTACTAGAAGTTCATAAATTTACTAGAAGTTCATAAACTTATCAAAATATTGCTTGCTCACCAACAAAGAATTTGGACGTGAACCATAGTTGCAATAGTGAACATACGCATCATAGGCCGAAACAATATTGTTCAAGGAAACATCCACAATTCCCATTTTGTCTTTCAAATCATCCATTGCCATTTGAATATCCAAATTCTTGTCCCACATCGTGTTCCGCATCTTGTAAATATACTTGTCTGATTCCATTTCAACATCTGGGTAAAAATACGTAATCAAATCCGCAATCTGTTTTTCACTAATATTGATAACTGGTTCTCTCCTGTTTTCTGACCAAGTCTTGAAAATTGACGCGACCTCGCCCACCTCCAATTCGGATTCATCTGCAACCATTGTGTCATCCCAAAACTGCAAGAACTTGCACACGCTAGGTAAAAATTTACTGTTTATTCCATTGAATAAGTCCGCCTCTGCATCATACTGGTTCACAAACAACTCGGTCAACCTACTTTTCAACTTATTTGTAAAAACCACATTGGGCAAATGCTTGGATTCCAAAAAATGTTTCCATAAATAAAGCATGTTTTTCCAACTAATTTGACAAGGTTTAAACGCAAATTCATTCAACACAGCACCATTACCACTTGTGATTTTTGCCACCGTTGGCATTATCCGGATATATTCGCCAGTAAACATGTCAATCAATGATTCGGGTGTCATTGACTTCAAGTAGAGAACCTCATTGATAAACTTGTCATCATTGCTATGTTTCACCAAATAATTGTCCGAGTTGCCGTAGCGGTTTGAATAGTGGCACGCCACGCACAAAATATCGAGTCCAATTTCATTCAAATTAATGGATGATGATGTAAACCCATTGAGAATGCGGATTTGCGAGTAATTGTGTTCCACGTGATACTTGAATTTGAATGATTGCATTAAACTGGTTCCGAACCAGATTTGGCTGAACATATTCAAGGTATTAAGCAAATTTTTGGATGAAGAAGAAATGATGTGAATCATCGTATTCTCTTTGCGCAAAATGTTGTCGCCTAAAATGGTCAAAAAATATTTTGCATCAACTTTCGTAGAGAAAACCGCGGGGTACAAAGTGTTCAAAACATTCTGGATTGTTGCCGATTCCGGGATGGTCTGGTAAATGTGGTTGTCCTTGATGCGTTTCATAATGGACACCTTGGTCTTATGTTTCCAAGAAATTAGATTGCGGTCGCGACTTAATGATGACAATACATTGTAGAGAACATCGTCCTCGCTGTTTTGCACATAGGTCTGGCCATCATATAAAAAAAAGTTCTCTGTACTCGGGTGGTAAAAATAGTGATTGTGAAATAGAAATGACTGGATAAACGAGAATTGCTCTGAAGTTAAATCCTCCATTCGTTGTGTTCTCTCCACATGATTGCGCTCAATATTTTCGAGGGTTGTAGAGAGCTGATTGCAAATATAATTGTGGACTTTGGGTTCCATGTATGAGTCGGATTTGTATTTTGTGTAAAGTTCAGTAACTTTTTCTAAAATTTCGTCTAAATGTTTTCTGTCATTCTTCGCATATTCTTCCATCTAAACTTTATGGATAACAATATAAACTAATTTTTATATTGTTATTTTAATCTGATTTATTTTCTGACTTTACGGCAGTATCTGCTTTTTTTGGTACTAATGTATTGACAAGACTTCTTGGCGGTCCTGCAACGTCCAGCTGACTTCCTTCTGCATCTTACGGTTTTCTTGGGCATTTATATGTTAAACAAAGAAAATAAAGGGAACCCATGGTTCCCTTTAAATCCCTCCTTAATTGGTGTAAAATAAAGGGAAGGGGTCAATAAGCCGTCGGCTTCGCCTTAGGGCGTAAGAGAAGCTTCGCTTCTCTGAATAACCATTGGTTAAAAGCAATTTTCTCTTAATAAAGGGAAGGGGTTAAAGGGGAAACCGTAGGTTTCCCTTTATTTGTTCTTCTGGCTCTTACTCTTCTTGGCACTCTTCTTAACGTAGCCGAACTTGCCCTTCTTGGCAAAGTATCCAGCTTTCTCTAAACGTTTCTCTTTCTTGGCGGTCTTGTATTTCTTCGCGCTGACAATACGTCCCCATTTGTTCATCAATAAATCCTTCTTACATAATCCACCAGTAGTTTTGTATGCAGTTCCGTTCATTACTTGAATACGGGAGCCAAAAAGCTCGGTCCATTTCTTTCCCTCAACGTGGTAAAATCCATCTAATTGTCGTACAGGCTTTTTCATTTTATACTATATAAAAACAAAATAAGGGAACTTGCCGTTCCCTTATGAACCCATGCTAAAAATAACAATTAAGTAACAATTTGAAATGACACCCCTACGGGGTATACCATTCAACAAGTTTACGAAATCTTACACCTTTTCTCATTCAAAACGCCCACTTTGTGGGCAGTTATGAGTGGTGAAGGTGTTGCATATTGCGCATCTTTGATGCGAAATGGTGTAAAGGAGGGGGCAAGGGGGAACGTAGTTCCCCCTAGTTGGTAAGCGGAATTATCGTCGGTTGAACCAATGAACCTTTGACGGTTGTTCGATTTACACCCGAATTCACCAGTTGTGCATAACGCATCTTAGTGGTGATGTTTTGTTTTTCGGATGCAGTTTGGGTTTTATCATACACAATTGTCTGTCGATTCAAACACCACAATCGACTAGACCGGAGAGATAACATAGAAGGCATATTTGTATTTAATTGTGAAAAAAATAAAAGAAACCTACGGTTTCTCTTTGACTCTTCCCTTTATAAAAGGAAAGTCTCACTAAATTTTTATTTTAAGGGAAGGGGTCGTTAAGCCGTCGGCTTCGCCTTAGGGCGTAAGCCCGAAGGGCTGAATAACCGTCGGTTTCCCTACTTCTTTGCAATAACTTTTTTGGGTGTTGTCTTCTGCTTCTTTGGCACAGCATTCTGCAAATTCTCGCGAATCTTCTTATATTGAACATACTTGGTCTCTAAAACATCCAGTTCCCGCATCCACATTTGTTCTAAAGATGTCTGTCTTAAAACTTCCAATTCCTTCATGGTTTCATCACGTTCCTTTTTCAACTTATCAACATTTTCATTAGTCACCGAATCCATTGGCATTTTGACTAAATACTTATAGTCACCGTCCATCTTGTCAAACGAATTGGTTTGTAACATCGCATCTACAGCATCTGCACTTTTTCTTCTCAAATCAATCTTGTCAATGAGGTTGTATTCAATGTATCTTGCCTTGTTTGTTAGCAACATCGTCTTCTTTGTCATTGCATCCAACAAATGCGCCTTGCGCTTACCATACATTGCCAATCTCACCACATAATAGTCGCGAACAAGCTCATCCACATTATCATACTTTTTCAACTTCCGGTCTGCACCAAACATATGAATATTGGATGTCTTAATGGTTGTGGTGAGCTTGAGTACCTTCTCTGCACCTTCCATTCCAATCTCCTCCAATTTGCCCTTGGGAAAGACAACTGTGAAATGGACGCTGACTTCAGTGCACAACGATGTGAATTCCTTAATGGTCGGTGTTATTTTCTTGCCGTCTTTGTCAACGCCACCGTCCATCATATCTTCCAGCGCCTTGGTGTATTGCATGGTCCATTTGCCAATGGGCAACTCTGTAATTACAACAGTGTCTGGTCCAGTTCGTTCAAATAAACCTTTAATCAAATACTTATCTGACTCAATCTTCTCTACAGTTCCTTTGAACCCTTCATAATAGGGAATCAGTTCTTTCAAATCCGTGTCGCCCTTCAACATCTTCTTTACATTACCAATCAGGTCCGCAGGATTGTATGGCGGAATAGAACACGAAAATCCCGTACCAATTCCCTTGATTCCATTGACCAGGGCAAATGGAATAATTGGCGCATAATACTCGGGCTCCACCTGGGTGCCATCATCATCTAAATAGTTGAGGACCGCATCATCCAAATCTGGGAACACGTATCTCGTCAACGGATTTAATGCAGTGAAGATATATCTTTCCGATGCAGAATCATCGCCACCTTGCAACCTCGTGCCAAATTGGCCATTTGGCTCCAATAAATTGACATTGTTTGACCCTACGAAATTCTGTGCCATATTGACAATCGCGCCGTTCAAACTTGCCTCACCATGGTGATACGAACTGTTCTCGGAAACGTATCCGGAGAATTGCGCGACTTTGATTTCGCTCGTCAGATTTCGCTTGAATGCTGAAAACAGGATTTTGCGCAAACTGATTTTGAGCCCGTCAATCATCGATGGAATTGAACGTGCACAATCGTAATTGCTGAAATGGATGAGCTCATTGTCAACAAACTCCCCATATCCAACCGTAGGCTTTCCAGTATCCAAGAATGCATCTTTGTTATACTTATCTATTAACCATGTCTTTCTATCATTGGCTCGCTTATCATTGAAAACCTTGTCAATGACGTCATCACTTGAATCTTTCTCATAGACGAAATCCACAATTTTTTTGTTTGCAAAATACTCCTTGAACTCCTCCGATTTGGATGTTCCGAGACCCTTAAAATACTTGATTTTCCAAGTCGCAGAATCCGCAGTTGCCGTCTTCCATGCATTGTATTCTCCATCATTGTAGAATGAAAGCGTGTTTGACGCCTTGGATGCACGCAGAATAGGCGTATTCATGAACGAAAGGAAACCCGGTATCATAATTAGTGATTTCCATTCACAATGGAACAAGTTTATGCATAGACCCTTGATATGCGAACCATCTGTATCTTGGTCGCACATAATCATGATTTTTCCGTATCGTAAATGCTGGTTAACATCTTCGATTGAACTATAAGTGCGTCCGTTTTCCAGACCTAAGATTTTCTTCAAATCCGTGATTTCTTTGTTGTCTGTGATTTTCTTGATGGATTCGCCACGCACATTGAGTAGCTTTCCGCGCAAAGGATAAATTCCAATGATATTGCGGTCTTCGGAAGACAATCCGGAAACAATACCGGACATTGCACTGAGTCCCTCGCACAGAATCAGGATACAATTACCAGATTGCGCAGTTCCACTCAAATTGGCGTCCATGAAATTCTCAATTCCGCGCACATTCTTTGTCTTGGAACCGTCGGTTTTCTTGGCCGCCGTGTTCTTTTCCTTGGCCTGTGTCAAATCACAGGCAGTTTCCATGACACCCATCTTAGCAACTTTCTCTATAAAAGATTCGGAAACTGTGCAGGACGAACCAAACTTATTGGATGGCGTGTTCATAAAATCCTTGGTTTGACTGTCGAATGCCGGATTCTCAATATCGCATCTCAAAAACACAATTAGTTGTTCCTTGATTGCCGCCGGATTGACGCGGACCTTCTTCTTCTTCTCGATAAAATCGGCCAGCTTTCTGACAACTTGACCAACTATGTATTCCACATGTTTACCGCCCTTATAAGTGCAGATGCCGTTGACAAATGACACTTGTGTAAATTCATGAGTGGGTGCCAATGACACCGCATATTCCCAGCGTCCACAGTCGGTTGATTCATAGACGCGTTTTGCTGAACCAATATACAAATCAATGTATTGTTGGAAATTCTTGATTGAAGATGAAACTCCATTGTATGCAAACTTGATTTTCTTCTCGGATTGGTCGGTCACTGCGCAAATGTCGTAGAAACGCTTCTTTAATAAGGAAATCATATCGGGTGTTAGACCGGCGATACCGAATCGGCGATAATCAGGCTTGAACGAAACCTTGGTGTAAGGCTTTGACCCTTTGACTTTGGTAATAACCGGCTCCGAAATTACATCCAAATTTCTGGTAAATGTTTGCGTATACTTGAGACCACGAATATGGTCGAAAGTTTCAACACTTCCTTCGGATGACCAAATTAGAACTAACTTGAATCCGAAACCGTTCTTTCCACCGACAATGCGTTTCTCGTCCTTGTCGTAATTGGTGGATGTGCGGAGTTCACCAAATATCATTTGGGGAATCCAAACATTGTGTTCAGGATGCTTTGCAACGTCGATACCATTGCC